TTAGCAAAATACTTGCACCTACACTAACCATTCCTTGGAATGTAGATACACCACTTACTTGAAAGTCTTCCGTTTCAAGTTGATCATTTACTCTGGCTTTACCAAAAACGTCAAGGGATCTGTTCGGTGCAGAAGTTCCGACGCCAACATTTCCCCTACCGTCGACCAAAAATCTGTCATTATCTACTTGAACTCCACTTCTGAAGTTAAAAGACTTTGTATAATTTGCCATCTTCTATGGTTTTTAGTTATTTATCTAGTTGTTTAGTTGTCCTCTAGTCTTCTTTCTAAATCAACTACTTTATCGTTGAGTTCATTTATTGCATTAATTAATAGAGGAATTATTTTTTGGTAATCTACAGCAAGATAACCATCGTCTCTTTGCTGAACCAAGTCTGGCATAACAAGTTGCAAGTCTTGTGCAATTACACCATAATCATGTTGTCCATGTCTTGGTGAATGCTCATTCCAAACATATTCATAACCAGTAAGTTGATTACACTTTGATAGAGATTCTGGAATCATCTCAATAGCAGTTTTCAATCTTCTATCAGAAGAGTAGAATGCAACAATATCCTGAGAGACACGAAGTTCACCATTTACATTTGTAATATCAGTTGATGCTTGACCAAGGTTAATTTGGTCTGCCTGAATACTAACAGTGTTGCTAGCAGCATTAAGATTCAAATCACCATCCGACGTATCAATAGTTTGATCGTTGGTTACTCCAATTTGAACATTACCAAACTCAATACCACCATTACCGGTAATTTTGCCTCCAACAGTTAATGTTCCTTGAATAATTGTGTTGCCAGTAGTATTATCAACAGTAAACTTATTGTTGGTACCGTTTCTAATATTGAATGTATTGTCAATGTTTACGGTACCATCAAATTCCGATGCTGCATTTACTGTTAATAGGTCAGTAATTGCATCACCAATTGTTGTATTGCCGTTTAATGTTGTGTCACCGTCAACATTGAGGTTTCCATCTACATCAGCATTGTCTGTAATGTTAACTGTGCCATTAGCAGAGTCGAGAATTAAATTACCAGTACTAGTATCAATTTCATTATCATCAGTTACACCAACTTGAATGTTACCAAAGGTACCACCAGCACCAACAATAGATCCAGTAACATTGAGAGCACCAGAAATGTTGACATCATCTAAATTAGTCGTGCCATCTACATCTAGTTCACCACCAACATTAAGGTTTTTAGCAATACCAACACCACCACTAACAATTACTGCACCAGAAGTTGTATTGGTTGATTGCGTCTCATCTCTAACATTGAGAGTATCTCTAACATTAACTGGAGCAGTAAAATTACTCTCTTGGTTAACATTAACTGGTCCATCAAATTGTGATAGAACCTGCTGAGATGCACCACCCTCAACAACAATTCTCTCCTTGACAATGATTTCATCAAATACTGCACTGAGTCTCGATGCACTTTCACCTTTAATTGTTGGTGTTGGAATATCAAACGTAGAGATCTCACCACTAGATGCAGTTGTCTTAGAGTTACCCTGGAAAGAGTCACCTCTATTGTTCATACCAGTATAAACAACGATTGCACCTTTCTTCTTCTGTGCTTGTGCAAGTTGCTCTTCAGTTTCATCAAGAGACTTGATTTGAACCTGTGGTAGACCAGTTGAATAGTTACCAGGTCCATAACCAAGATATTCAAATGTATGACCAGATGCTCTCATCGTAGTTGGTCTACGAATTTCAAGCGCAATTGGTCTAATCTTTCTGATTAGAGAACCATCCAAGTGTGTGGTTTTTCTGGTAGCAAGTGCTCCACGAACAACTGTAATCTCGTCATTGAAAGTACCACCAAGAGTGTTACTTGCAACTCTCATGATTTCATCATCAATCTGAATATAAGAACCGTAGTTAAATCTAGTTACAGTTCCAGTATTAGTACCAGATGGAGTAACTCTAATTCTGGTTTCATCAGTGAAAGTATTGACATAGGCAATCTCTTTATCAAAAATGAAATTACCTCTTTGACTTAAGTTTTCACCAAATTGGTCTGAGGTACCGTCATTTGCAGAGAAACCGTGCTTTAAAATAGAACCAGCATTTGATGGTTCTGCTGCTGCTTCATATGTAAATGTATTAACACCGACTCTAGACTTGACAATAAAATTGCCAAGATTTGCATCTGAAGTATCAACAATCTTAAACTTATTACCAGCAACTAAACCATGAGCAGTTGTACAATTAACTGTAACTACTTTTGCCGTGGTGTCAAAAGATGTTGAGGTGACTGCAATTGCAGGTCCAACTAATAAACTATACTGACCAGTGTAAACTTGTGGATCACCATTAGTTCTTGCAATGGCAATTCTATTTGCTGAAGGTACATCGAGAATACGATAGTGACCATCTTGTGCAGTACCAATACCAGTAATTTGAACGACCTGATTGTCTGCTTCAGAGATACCTTCAGCAGCAAGTGTTAAACTAACATTTGCCTCTGCACCATTATTGCCAATTACACTTTCATCTAATTGGAAATTGCCAGCAGTATATCCAGAACCTGGGTTTGTAATTATTACTGCAGATACATTTGAACTTGAGTCAACGGTAACAGTGGCAGTAGCACCTCTCCAAGTATCGGTGATTGTTCCATCTTCTAGAATCTTGACATTATAGTAAGTGCCAGTATTATAACCAACACCACCACTTGTCAGACTTAGATCTACAATACCACCATAACCGTGATTTCTATCAAAAGTTAAGGTAGTGATACCAGATGTTGCTTCTGCTTCCACATTATCAATATTTAAACCAACACCAAAACTTGTACTAAACTTATCAACAGTTTCTCTGGTTACAGAATTTCTTAAGTTGTTTGTGATAACTTTACCAAGAGGTGATCTAAGTGCATAAGACTTAGCAGCAATTGGGTTCTCATCAATGTTATCCCTATCTTGCTGAGGATATAAATCTGCAATGTTTTGAGAGTATTCGTTATCAGTGAATTCTTCCTCAACCGGTACACTTGCATTTGTAGCAAAGAGGTGATATACACCATCTCTTTGACCATCAACATAATCAGAAATTGTTAGTGAACGATAAACAACTAGGTTGTCTTTAACATCATTTCTTTCAAACCTTGGCCAAGATGTATCTTTTGTAGTTGGCCAAGTTGGGTTGGTAGATACACCTGCAGTGATTTCATAGGTAAACTGCATGTCATTAACGACACTCTTAACTGGATACTTACCATTATATCCAACACCATACTCACCAAAAGTATTGAGAGTTGAGTCTTTGATGCCATAAATCTTGACATCATTACCAATTTGAAGATTATGTGGTTTTTCTGTTGTTACTGTGATTGTATATACACCATCAGCAGCATCAGATCTTACTGCATTTGAAAGATATCTATTATTCTTATTATACTTGTAGTCAGCAGAAGTTAGATTTCTAGTAGTTGGTAGAATGAAATCAGTATCATTTCTTACACCAGTATCACTACTTTCTTGAATGATAAAACCAGGTTCTGGTGCTTTTGCTGCACTAATCTCTTTAGGAATAACAACTCTTAACTTGTAGAGTTTTTGATCTAAACTTCTAGTATCCGCAATCCTCTTAATATATGATGGATCTGTTCTTTCTTGATAACCAGCAACACCAACACTATCAAGGTAATTGAATAGAGTATTCTGATGGAATGATGGATCTGGATTTGATGGTTTTACACTAATATACCAGTTATTATTAGTTGAGTCCCACTGAACTGGATGACCCAATTCACCAGCAACTTTATCATGAACTCTACTAGAAATTTTTAATTTTCTACCACCATAAATTGTTACTGGAATACCAAGACTTGCATCAGATTCTGATGTTGCAAGTTGAATTTCTCTATCAAAGAGAACAATACCATCAGTTCTGATAGCATTATTATCAGAAGTAATTACAAAATAAACAGAATGCTCTTTGACGTTTTCTGGAAGATCACCATCCAAACTTTCAATAACAATTTTCTCAGAATTATTCAGAGTATGATCTGACTCTAGAGTAAGCTTATTGTCGGCAGATGTAGCAACGTGATATGCTTTTTCATGTGTATTGATACCATCTGCAAGAATAATATCAGAGTAATATTCATTACCATTGATAGTTGCAAATAATCTATCATCTTTCTTACCACCAATTCTATAGCCCTGAGTTAGTACGGGTGGTTTAATATCTTCACTAGTAAACCCAAATAGATATAATCTATTTTGATTGGGATTAACAGTAGGACTTGTTGTTAAACCAACATCGATAGAGATCCAGTCAACGGTATTCTCTTGAGTTGTAATTGCTTTTGGTGGAATAATATTTGTCAGGAATAAATTATTATCCTTATCAAATGCATCTGCCTTGAAACCTTCACCGTTCAGAGAGATCTGACCGAAGTTAGAGTTGGAGTTAGTAATGGAATAGTCAGCACCCGAAGAACCATCAAAGTGCTTGGTAAAACCGATAGCAAAGACAGAAACTACCTGAATAAAAGAGTCATTTGATGCTTTAACGTGAGAAGTCTCCCAACCCTTTCTATAAATTGCACCAGCATCTAGGTGATATGCTGTGTTTGGATCTGTTGAAGATGAATTAGATGATAGATCTGCACCTGTTACTTTAGAGTCATCGATACCAACATATTGTCTAGAATCTTGGAAGTACTTAACAAATGCTCTATCGTCTTTTTGTAGAGATACACCCGTAAACTGGGCAACAACCATCGATTTAAAACCAGATGCTTTGCTACCATTAGCGTGCATACCATTGATACCCCAGACTGAACGTAAGGAGATATTGAAGATATATGGTGATGCACCAGTTACGGTATCAGTTTCAATAACAACCGTTGCAGAAGAAATGCTACCTTGAAGATCAAGGTCTCTTCTAGCATTAGGAATAAGATACGTAAATTTATTATCACTCAGAACAGTCTGAACTTTAGTTGAAATATTATAATCAGTAGGAACTACGTTTCTAATCTTAATCGGTGTTCCTTCATTAAATTCGTGGGGTACATTAGTGGTAACTGTAACTAAGTTACTACCAGAAGAACTAATATTAATTGCAGTGATGTCAATTACGTCCGTATCGAATGCACCAACAATCTCCCATTCTGGACGTTGCTTAGCAAAACCACCTGCATCTGCTGGATACTTCTGGTCAATTTCTCTAGTACCAGCACTAGTTCCATATGCATTAGATAGTTTTGCATAATACATATCAAGGTCAGTTAGACCTGTATTACCATACTTATTAACACCATCAATATACTCAAAGCAAGTGAGTTTATGGTGCGAGAATGTTGGTTTAGCAGTATCAGTCCAATCTGTAGGACTTGTATACGCAAGTTCAGATTCTCTAGCATCATATAAACTAAACTGCCAGAGATAACACGCACCAGTTATCTTGAAGATACCAGCATAACCTGCTGCTGGGTCAGTTGGGTTAGGTACATATTTTGGTCTAATCTTAGTCTTTCTGAGATCAAGACCAACAATAGAGCAACCTCTAGGTACAATTACACCACCGTAAATACTATTAAACTTATAAAGAATATTGTCAACTTGGGTTAAGTCAAAGTTGGATTCTAAAGAAAGGTTTAATGCACTAGAAGCAGTTGGGTTTGCTACACCAGCACTAGAGTCGGGTGCAATTACTTTAGCAGTACCGTTATCATTGTATAGTCTAAAACCTGGTCTATTATCAATTAGGTGCTCACCAGGCAAAAGAAGAATAGTAGTTTTCTCTGTAATATCATTATCATCACCCTTTACATATGAGAATCTTGCTGCCTCTAAAAGTGCTCTCTGAACAGTTTTAAAGGGTCTTGCGAGTGAATTACCCTGATTATCGATACTATCCGTAGAATCGAGATCACTTGGAGAAACATAAAGAATACGACCATCAGTATTCTTAATGAAATTATCTAGCTTATTAAGAGGCATTTGATTATGACAATCGTTGGATTTCTATGTTTTATTTAGTTCAGTAAATCTTCCTCATCAAAAGCATAGTACTCTTCTTCTGGCATATCTTCTGGATTTTCCAACTCTACCATGAACAAACATGGGTGTGCTTGCTCAGCTATTAGGTAATAAGAACCGTAGTAGATATCCTCTATCATATAAAGAGTATTGCTTTCTGCTTCTCTTACTATATCTTGGTCATATAAGTGACCGTCAGGTAACTCATCAAATGTGAAAGGTACCCCATTCATGAAAAATATTTGAACAATTCTTGGTACATCATTTTCTTCATACCAACAATATTTTTTCGTAATCTTATAAGACATAGGATTTACTCCC